TTTGAAATTGTTGTGTTTTCGTTTTTTAGCGGGTTCAATACACAGTAATTCGCCGCAGTGGCACTCGTCAGCGTAGGAACATCCGTCATGCTGTCATAAGTCAAGCCAGCGGTCGTGCTGATATTGTTCGCAGTCCAGTTGTTGCCGTTGCCAGACTTGTCGTAGGCCAGCGTGGTCGCCGAGGTGTTGTCCGAGAACGGCAGATAGAAACCGTTGGTGCCGTATGTGCCAGCGTACTTCTTTGGAACCCATACACCAGTTATAGCATCAGTTTGGCCGAATGATGAAGGCGTGAGTGCTTGTCCGTCGATGAAGTTGACTTCGGCTAGGTAGCCGTCAAAGTAACGATCTGCAAAAGTTCCTCTGCGACCAATATTATGTGTAGCGCCAGATTGATTTACAGGCGTAACAAGATTTTGCGTTGGGTATGTTGGAGAAGTTATTGATTGCAAAACCCCGTTTACATAAATAAGCACTCTATTTGCCGCTGTCGCTTGTGTTGTATCAACTGAGATTACAATGTGATACCAAGCAGATGGGTCACGATAAACCGCAGTTGTACCAACGCCCCATGAAACCCCGCCAACTCCAATGGTTGAAGATGCTGCCCCACTACCTCCACCATTTATATAAAAAAGAAATAATGTAGAGTCTGTGTTTGCTGAACCACTATATGCTTGCAAACCTGTTTGGTCTGCAGAGCCAATAATGCTTCCAAGCTTATTCCATACTGAAATTGTAAACTTTTGTCCGTTTCCAGCACTCACCGGAGTCCTGCTCAAATACGCACTAGCAGACGAACGAAAGCGCAGCGAACGGGCGATGGTGTAGTCACCACTGCCGAGAAGCAACGGATTAGCCGAACCCGGAACGATCATTTCACATCCCCGATGAAGCGTGCATCGATGCGTGTTGCGCTGTCGACATAGTAGGCGATCAGATCTACAGCAGCGGCCGTGCTGGTCAGCGTTGGCGCTGTGCCGCTCGAGAACTTCCAGTAGCCACCGAAAGCCAGCGTGCGTGAGCCTGTTCCGTCCTGCGTAACAGCGATGATACCGCTCTGCCCTGCCACGATGTTGGTCGGGTTTTCCAGCGTGCGGTTGCCGCCGAGGGTCACCGAGAAGTTGTTGCCAGCAGCGAAGTCTGGAGTGATCGTTGCGCCGTCAACCAAAGCGGTGATTGCGCCTCGGTTGGCCTTTGTGAATGTCTGAGCGTTGGCGAGCTGTGCGAAGCGTGCGTCAGACTGTGCCTGCGTGTAGGTGTCTGCCACAGCAAAGGCGCCGTATGCCACTGCATCCAGTCGGTCGCCTGCATCAGCACCGACAGCCAACACAAACACCGTGCCAGAGGTGACGGTTACATCCACGCCGTTGGTCAGCTTGACACCGTTTAAGAATACATCGATGTAGCCGGCGTCGTAGCCACCTGTAACCGTAAAGCTGGTCTGGCCAGCAGTAGCCGCATAGGTCTGGCGGATTGCCGTGCCGTTGACCGTCGACGCTGCGTTGACCCAGCCAGAAGCCGAGTAGACCTTCATCGAGTTGTCTGACGTATTAAAATACAGGTCACCGATCTGCAGGGCGCTACCGTCCGTGCGAGTCGTTGGCGCCGTTGCGTGCGGGCCAAGGTACACGTCGGCAAAATTGGTGATGTCTGTTACATGGTCGGCAACAGTCGTGACATCTGCAGAGATGCTTGCCACCTCTGTAACATCAGCGGAGATACCTGCGACGGTGGTCACGTTTGCAGAGATGCCAGCAACGGTCGTGACGTTTGCAGAAACTCCCGCAACGGTGTTGATGTTTGCAGCATTACCGGCCACCGCGTCAATGTTTGTCTCGTTGGCAGCAACGGCATTGATATTGGACTCGTTGTCAGCAACAGAGCTGATGTCTGCGTTGTTGCCAGCAACCGCCGTGACGTCTGCGGAAATGCCGGCGACCGTTGTTACGTTTGCCGAGATGCCGGCGACGGTTGTGACATTTGCAGAAATCCCGGCGACAGTCGTGACGTTTCCGGCGATACCGGCAACAGTCGTTACCTCGGTGTCTACGCCGGCGACGGCAGTCACTTCGGTGTCGATACCGGCAACGATGTTCACGTTGGCGATGTTTGCGGCCACCGTGTTGACATTCGTGATGTCGTCAGCAACGGTGTTGACGTCGTCAATGTTGCTGGCAACGGTGTCGAGGTTGTCTGCGCTGTCTGCGATGCGGACGATGTCAGCCACCAGAGCGTCAGCGTCCTCGGTGCTGGTAATCGGCAGCTTGGCCGAACGGTCCACGTCCAGCTTGAGCTGCTGGGCCTCAATGGTCAGCTTGTCCAGAGCGTCGGTGATGACCTCCGGGTAGAAGCCGCCTTGGTTGGTCAGGTCAGTCTCTTGCAGGTAGGGCACCTGCGAGCTAATGACCATGTTGTAACCGACTGCCAGAGCAGCAACCAGAGTAATGGTGCCGCCCGGGTTTGAGTTTTGGTCAGCGTTCAGCGAGACGGTGTAGTCTGTGGTCAGGGCCAGCGTGGTCTCGACGCTGGTCGAATTGTTGACCTTAACGACGAGCACATCCGAGGCCTCGAAGACCTTAAACGAAAATGTAAACGGACCAGTGGAGCCTGTGCCCGAATACGGGCCGGCTTTACGGTTTGAGCTTGATACGGTCATCGGATGGACTCCTGACGGATTAGAGCAAGGATAAGAGGTCGGCAAGCATTACGGGTACCTATCGCTTCTCGAAGCCCGTAAGAACCGCTGCCGGATTTGATGTCTTGCCCTCTACCAGAGCGTCGACACCGTTGATGGTGCGGTTGATCTGGGCAGACGGTAGACCGGTGAAATCGCCGAGCAGGTTGATGGCCGACTTGCGGAAGGCATCATCAAAGTCGCCCTGCTTGGCTTGCGTGGCGAAGGTGTAGAGATCGGAGATCATCCGGGTGCCGGCCGGGCCGCCGTAACCGCGGTTGCCGCCTTCGGCCCCGACCACGACCTTGGCTGCGGAGCCGAGCTCGCGGACGATGATCATCATGCCCATCAGGTAGGCAAGATTTTCTGAGATCAGATCCTTGGCGATCTTTTCCCAATCCCATTCGTCTTCGTCATCAGGAGTGAGGCCGTGCTTGATGGCGTATGCCAGCACGACGGGCACGATGGTGAGCATCAGTGCTTTTGCTGCCAGTTTGCCCTTGCTGCGCTCTGTCATGCCCTCAGCGACAGCGAGGTTGAACTGCGTGCCCATGTAGGAATAGAACACGGTGAACAGTTTGAGCCACGGGCCACCGCGTTCGATCTTCGACAGATCCTTTAGCATACCGCCGCCCTGCGAGTCAATCACTGCTTGATCAGCCAGTGCGATTGCCCGGGCGTCGTCGTTGCCTTGGCCGATTGCCTTCTCGTAGGCGCCGATCCAAGTCGGCACGTCAACCATGCGCTGCATCTGGGCCATCATAAAGTAGGTGCCTACCTTGACTCCCCGGGCCACGCTGGTCTCGCCCTGCACCATGTTGCGCAGCTCATTGAGCTCACGGAACTGGGTGCGGCCCCGGTTGGCCATGAAGGTCGACTTTTCGTAAACCATCTTGATGGCAGCTGCCGGGTTAGCCATGGTCTTGGCGATGCCGCGGCCGACATACTGGGCGCCGATCTTGACGATCGAGCTCGAGAAGCCGGTGACCTGCTGCAGCGCTGACATGATGTTGAAGCCGAGGCCTGCGGCACTGACGCTCTGGCGCACAAAGTTGATGGCCTGTGTGCCACCTTCTTGAGCTGCGCGCTCGCCGACAGCGACGTCCTTGACCCAGCCCTTGAGCTGTTGCTTGAACTCAGGGCCGTACTGGGTGCGGATGGCTTGATCGATGCTGAACGAGCGCAGCAGACGGTTGGCGTCAATGATGTATTCCTGCCACGACAGGGCGTGAATCACGTCGTTGATGCCGTTGTAGACGCCTGCCAGAGACAGCAGCAGCGGGCGGTCCTTGACCATCTGCACGCGGCTCTTTGCAAAGCTCGTGCTGATCGTGGCGCTGATGAAGCCCTGCATTTCCATGCGTGCCTGTTCTGCGTCGTAGAGCTCGCCTGCGCGCTGGCTGGCGCGAGGGTCGTACACGATCGGATAGTAGCCACCGCGAAGGTTGACGACCTGACCGTCGGCAGACTTTACAGTCATTGGACGTGGCTCGACCCACTCCGGCTCGCGGCCGTAGAGGCGGCGCCACTGGGCAGCAATCAGAGGCTTGTGCTTGGTCTCGGAGTAATCCCAGATCTTCTGCACAGCCTCGAGCTCGGCAGCGGTCAGCGACCCGAGGATCGGGGCCACCTGCTCGATGGTCCAGTTCTCGCCGGACAGCAGGCGCTGCATGTTGCCCTCGTTGCCCATGTTCAGGGCCACGGCGATGCGCTCTTCCTTGTTCAGGGCGCGGCCGATCGAAGGAACCAGCACGCCCTTGCCGCCCATCTTGGACTTCAGGACCGGGGCCAGAATCTCGGTGATGTCTCGGGTTGCCTCAGCGCGCATGGCCGTCTCGCGGTCAGCTGCTGCATTTGCGGGGCGGATCAGGTATTCCCAGACAGGGCCTTCCTTGCCGCCATCGAGGATGCGGGCAATGGTCGCCGCCTTGATGTGCTCGGCAAAGAACCGATGCATGCCCTGAGCCATCTTGCCCAACTTAGTTTTGGCGGTGCGGACATCTGCCTTGCGGCCGTTGGCGTTGGCGTTGATGCTCTCGACCATCTGGTCGCGGGCCTCTTTGTACGCCGTATCCTTGGCAGCCGTCATCATCATCTGCTCGTTGCGGCCGAGGTGCTCGATCTGGCGGACGGCGTCCATCAGGTCGTTGAACTCCTTGACCGTCATCATCTTGAACGGCTTGCGGAAGTTGTCGTTGAGCATGTCCGGGCTGATGCTCGGATCGAAGCCGGCCTCGGTTACCTTGGACATCCACTCAGACATGCTGCGAAGGGTGCTGCCCGGTGCAGACAGATCAAAGCGCGACAGCAGTGCGTCGATCTGGTCGCCGGCATCAGCGCCGATGCGCTTGCGGTTTGCGTCGCTGGTGACCTTGCGCAAGTACACGAGACCCTTATCGATTTGGCTGCGCGTCTCTGCGGCCACAGCTGCCAGCTGGTTATTGAGAAGGGCAGACTGCATGGCATTGAGCACAGCCTTTTCGTCGCCGGCCTTCTGGGCAGCAATGGCTTCCTTGTTGGCCCGGGCCTCGGCAATGCCGAACTCGCTTGGCTTCAGGTCTTTAATCAGCTTGGTGCCCACGATGTTCTGGGCTGCGCGCTTGGCGGCTTGGATCATGGCACGAGCTGGCGCCGTTGCACGGGAAACAAAACGCAGCTCCGCGGCCACGAACCGGGCCCGGGCTTCATTGTGCAGGGCACGCTCGACAGCAAGGTCGATCTCGCGCTGGTTGTTCATGTCGCCATGCTCGGCCAGCATTCGTGCATCAGTGGCCTTCCTGACCGCTTCCTTGAGGCTAGGAGCCTCGATCAGGGTCCGGACCAGCTGATCACCCGATTGGAAGCCTAAAAGCTCTGCTAGGGCGTCTGGATGCATTCCCTCGGCACCGTACATCTTGCGAGGTAGCTGACTCCAATCCAGCAGGGCGTAGCGGTCGCCTTCGCCCATGTACAGATCCTCGAGGCCAGCAATGCTGATCTTGTGCGGACCAGTGGCCTCCCGGGTCGTTCCATCAGGTAGAACTTCGACGCCATTGACGATGAAGCTGATTGCCTTGTAGACGGGCGACTTCTTGATCTCTGCCTCGACCTCACGCTCGACGTCGACGCGGATGGCCAGAGCCTCGCGCTGCATCTGCTTGATAACGCGCATCTTGGCGTTGGATAGCCAGCGCATCTGGCGCAGGCTGTCAGTCGTCAGTTTCGAGATCGATTCGTTACGGGCCTCTGCGGCCAGCTGCTGGAGGGCGGCCCACTGGCCATCGTCCATACCTTCTGGCTTCGACTCGAACAGCACCTGCATGTTGCGCACTGTCTGGGCCTGATCAATCTGATCTTCGCTGGCCAGCATGCGGTCAAACACCTCACGCACGCCCTCAGTCATTACCGGCAGATCCTTGCCGAATTCTGCCTTGTAGATCCCATTCAGGTGATCGCGCACTGCGGTGTACAGGTCGCGGATCCACTGGCTCAGGCGATCGAACACAGACTGCAGCTCGACGCTCGGGGCCTTGCCTTCTGCCAGATAGATTTCCCAGTTGTAGGCGATGGCCTCGTGGAATGGGCGCTGCTGGTCCAGAGTCATCGATGACCAGTTGGCCAGACGATCCTTCTGGTCTGCGCCCTGCACGCCTGCAAACACCAGTAACTGGTCGAGATCGCTGACGATTTCAGCCGGAGCACCTTCGGTGTTAGCGATACGGGTGTAGATCTCGACGACGGCGTGGGCCAGCTCGTGGCCCGGGGTCGACCGGTCTGCTTCCGATGTCAGGATGGTGATCAGGTTTTTCGGGTCGATGTAGCCGCGGTTCTTCTGGAAAAGAGCCTGCCCGGCCATTACGGTGTCGCGCATTGCCGGGGTGATGGCAAACGATACTTGCTGAGTTGACGCCTTGTTGACCATGTCTTGCACGTTTTGTTTTAACGCGTCAGACAAGCTATCGTATGGCTGACCATACAATTGATCAGCGGCTTCCTGCGGCGTGCGATCAGGCAGCGAAACTGTCTCGACCTTGCCGCCGCCCAGCTTCTTCAGCACATCGTTGGCTACCTGCGGCACGATCTTGTCGTAGAAGGTAATCATGCCTTCGCCGCCGACAGTCAGCTCTGCATTCAGCAGCGTGCCTTCGCCTTCGTTGTTGACGATCTTCTGGGCAATCTCTTTGCCTAGCAGGTTCTCAAGGTTTTCCGGGCTCTGCTTGTACTCAGTGACAGCAGCGCGGCCGTTGTGGTCGATGGCCTTGATGAACCAGTCATTGTCGCCGGTCTTTTCGTACTCGATGTAGTCGATCTGCTTGGCTAGGTTGTAGCGCTCTGCCGACTGCGTGCCGTTGACGAAAGCAACCTTGTCGAAGCCGTTCTCCGCTGCGTAGCGGACCATTCGCTTGATCGAGAGGCCTACCCATGCCTTGGTGTCTTTGATGAACGGGGCAGACGGAACCGCGCCACGCGCCGGACCTTCTATTTCTTCGACTTTGTTGCTGATTTCATTGGCTTGCGCCATCAGCTCCCGGCGTTCAGCCGGGTCTTCAGACTCTCGCCATTTCCTGTCAAGCTCGATCCGCTGGCTTCTTAGTTCTTCAACGCGTGCCTGATCGTCTTGCGAAAGCTCGCTCTTGAAGCCACCCTTACGGCCAGCCTGCGCCCAGTCAGACTGCAGCTCTTCGATGAACAGCACGCGCTTGCCATCGGCATCGGCGCGCTCGTTAAAGCGGATATGAGCGACGATGTTGCGTTCGTCCCAGTGCGCTGACCGGTAGTTTTGACCCCGCGTTGCGTATGCAATTGCTTCGTCTTTGTCATTCGCCTTGCGCTCTGAGAACACCTCTTGCCGACCATCCGAGAACATAACCATCCAGTTATCGCCGTCTGAAGTAGCGGAAACCACGTTATGCACGCCGTTGACAGGCAGCGTCAGCAACAGCTCTTTGTAATTTTCACCACCCGGCAGCACCCACTGCGCGTACTTCGGCGCGTCGACATCGTTCATGTCTTCCCAGTATTCCGGGTAGCCAGAATAGGCGTCAGACAGGGCGTCTTGCTCGGTGTTGCCGTAGCCGATGTATCGGCCGTCCATGACGGTCTTGACTGCGTACTTGTACTGCTGCAGGCGGTCGTCATCGTTATCAACCACTTGCAGAGGCGAAGGCACCGGCAGCTCGTCGATCTCGCTGTAGTCGATCTGCGGAGCGCCGCCCTTCATTACTTCGTTGATCTCGACGCCGTTGTTCTGCAGGAACTCTACGATCTGCTCTTTGGTGAGCTTATCCTTGCCATTGAGCTCGAGGTATTCACGCAGCCCGGTGGCTTCGATTTCCTCTTTCTTTACGCCGAGTTTGGCCTGATTGCTCGACATCCACTTGAGCCACTGGTCGGCAGGCATGCTGCCCTGCTTGACGTTTTCGAACGCCCGCTGCAGTGCCGAGTAGAAGACGGCATTTTGGTTCAGGTATTGAGTGAAGACAGGGGTGCCGCGCGCTTGCGTGCGAGGCGCCTGCTGGGCGTAACCCGGGGCTTGGATCTGATCGACTTCGACAGCGTGGCTGCCAAGCAGCACGGCAACGCCCTGATTGCCTTGGGCGGCGTCGGACACATAGCCATCGTAGCCAGCGTCAATGATTGCCGACTCGACAGCATTGAACCACACGCCATCCGGATCTATGCCGTTGGCTGCAGCTGCTGCGCGCAGGCCCAGCGGGTCTGCCTTGATGTCGTACAGATTGTTGAGATTGACGGAGTGGGCGTTGAAACCGGTGCCGGCTTCGTTCTTGATGCCGTTACCGTTGTCGGTGTAGAAGTAGATCCGCTCTTTAAGGCGGCCGTCCGTTGCCTGCTCGAGGCGAACGCGCTCCTGACCTGCTAGGCCTGTTCCGTGGGCGCGGCTGTCGAGGGTTGTGCGGGGCTCTCGGCTGAAGTGATAGCCGAGCTTTGCGACGGATCCTGCTGTGGCTGTGCCGTAGCTTCGGCCCCCCACTGCTTGATCTGCGACTCGATCGCCTGCGACGCTGGCTGCATTGGGTCGTAGCCCTGCCAACCCTCCTTGCGCCATGCCTGCGTCGGCGATACCGCCAGACCCTGCTCGCCCTTCTGTACTTTGATTTCGAATGCCATAGTTATCTCCTAGATTCCTGATGAACGATTCAGCATCTGCGAGGCTTAAGCCTGCGCCGCTTGTTCCGCCTGTCTTGATTTCTTCCGAGTTGGCAATATCCCAGATCGAGATCTGGTCCATTTCACGGCCGATTCGCAGCGCAAGGTCTTGGTCCTGCGTTACGATGTTCAGGTCAACACTGACCCGGCCCGTGCCGTCGTTGAAAGCAAAAGCCCCGATCACTACACCATCGAGACCCAGCAGGCCTGCGTTTTCTTCCGCGTAGGCCTTGATTGCTTCCGGTACTGCTTCGACGCTGTCTACCGTAATCGAGCGCAGGGTGGCAATGTAGCCGGTGTCGCCCTTGAATACGGTGCCATCAGGATTTAGTGTGATTCCTCCGGTTTCGTTGATTTGGTCGACGAGGTTTTGCTCGGCTTCGGTTCTGCCGGCATCTGCTCGAGCGTTTTGGCGAAGTACGCCGTCTCCAGCACCTCGTCCTGCTGCTCTTGCGCGTTCTGCGGCTTGAAGCTCATCATCGACCTCCGTGATCGTTTGATCAATTAAGTCCTGCGAAACACCCAACTGCTTGGCCAGCGCAGCTGCTGCGTTGGCGTAGTCCGGTGCCTCGTCGTCCTCGTAACTTGTTTCACCTTCATCGGCCGTTTTCGCGGCATCATAAAGGCGTTTCTCAGGGTACCACAACAGGGCCTGCAAGTCACTCATTGTTAATGCGGGGTATTGCTCCTGCATCTGGGTGAGCACTTGGGCCATAACCTTGCGAATTCTCGCACGTTCTGGCGGGCCCGACGGGGCTTCCTTCTGGCCGTCCAGATACCCGGTCAGGCTGTTGCCGACCTTGCGAACCTCGTCGCCAATGCTGACGCGCTTCTGGTTCTTTTTGAGCGGTCCGAGGATCTCCTCGAACACGGTCTGCATTTCTGCGCTTTCCTTGCCAATCTGGGCCATTGCCACGCGGTTGGCAGGGGATGTGCTGGCCTTGTTGATGGCCTTGGCCACGGCATCGAGGCTGTCATTCTTGCCGATCAGCAGCTTCTGCTTGATGATCTTCTCGAGCGACTTGCGCTGCTGTGCCGTCATGGATTGGATCAGCGACTTCAGCTGGCCACGCTTGAGCTTGACGTTGGCCTTGTTTTCCTCAACCAGCGTTGCGGTCCAGCGGCCCCATGTACGCATGAGCCAGCGGTCCATGGTGAGCTGCTCGAAGTGGCCGTACAGGTTGGCAAAAAAGCCGTTGCCGATCTTCGGGCCCAGAGCTGCGGCGCCGTAGACTTCGGTCGTCAGGTTTTCACCGCTGACGTTGCGGCCAGTGAATGCCTCGACTTCCTTGACCGTCTGCTTCGTGGTCATAAACTTCTCGACCGTCTCAAAGCCGTGCTTTTCAATCAGCTCGTTGTACAGATCAAGGCCGCTGTTGATGGCGATCTGAGCAGTGCCGGCGCCGATGTCCGTAGGCATCTTGCCGTTTTGCTTGTAGTAGCTGTATGCGCGCTCGGCCAGCTCGAAGTTCTTATCGACCTTCAGGCCGTTCGAGGTGACTGCCAGCGCCCATGTGAATGCAAACTTGGCCTGCGGATCCGTGTTGATCTCAGGGTGTACCAGAGACACGAGGCGCAGGGCCTTGGTAACCTTCTCGTTGTACCAGCCCACAGCGTTGGGGTTGGTGGCCAGAGCCGTCACAGAGTCGGCCAGTGCCACCCGGACTAGATACTGTTCGACGCTCTGGGTGAATTCTGAGAGGTCGACTTTGGCTGCCTTGGCAGCTTCCAGTACGCGGTTCTGAATTTCTAGCTTGAAATCGCGGTTGGTCTTGAAGGTCTTGCCGGCGGCGTGCTCAAACGAGGCCACGACATTCGACATGGCGTCGACCGTCTCAGGAACCAGCTTGCCGACTGGCTGAAGGCCGCGCTGACCAAGCAGGTCGTTTGTGTCGCTGCTCCAGCTGCCATTGTTGAAAACCGACTTGACCTTGGCCGGGTCAAACACGACGATCTCGCGCGCGTCCGGTGCGGCCTGATAGATAACGCCGTCGTAACCTTGGCTTTGCAGCTGCTTGGCAAAAGCGTCTGCAGCTTCACGGCCGCCGGCCTTCAGGCGGGCTTTGTCTTCGTCGGTTGCCATGTACGGGTTCTGCAGCGACGCGTACAGAGGCATGACGTTTTGGCCGCGTGGACCAATGGCCCGGGCTTTCTGGTTTGCGTAACCCTCAGCCATTTCAGAGCTGTCGGTCAGGTACACGCCCGTGCCAAGCCAGCCGGTGTCTTTTCGATTAGGATGATCAAGGTCAAACGATTCGACGTTGTCAGCTGTGCCGTGGTAGAGCTTCAGTGGTCGGCCGGAATCCTCTGTCAAAACGCTGGCGCCAAACCAATCGAGGAAGTTGGCGTCATTGATGTCGAGCTGCGATAACGATTCAGAAGTGTCTAATTCGCCTTCAGCAGCGATCGTCGTTTTGTACTTCTGGTAGACCTGCTCCGGCGTCTGGTTCATGCGCAGCGCCAGCATCGAGAAGACGCGTGAATATAGGGCAGCCTGCACCTTGTTGTCGGCCGGGGTAAACAGGCCCACGCGGTTAAACTGGCCAGCCAGATCCGACTCGACAGCCTTAGCCGACTTCTTGAATTCGTCGTAGGTGAGCTGCGTTGTCTGAGCTTTCTCGTAAGCCTTTTGTAAGGTCTCGGATTCGTTCTCGATAAATGCGTTGGCCTCGGCCCGGGTCATCGACTCGCCCTCGACGCGCAGGTTGTCCAGTAGGACAGCGTTGGCTTCGGTTGCCGCGATCTTTGTGGCGTACTCTGCCACCGGGATCTGGATCTCTTGCTCAGGGCTTACGGCCTGCTGCAGCTGCTCTGCAACGGCAGGGATAGCTGCGGCGACTTGCTCTGTCAGGCCGAGCTGCTCGAGCACGCTGGCCTTGATGTAGACGTGCTGCACATCGCCGTCTTCGGTGACCTGCTCGATGTACTGCTGGAATGACTCAGGATCTCGCTTCAGCAGGTTGCTTGCCTCTGCGTGCTGGGACAGCATATCCATGAGCATGGCCTTCTGCTCGGCGTTGCGTGCGGCCTCGCGGTCTGCGCGGACGTTGGCAGGGTAGGCGACCACAGGGCCGCCGCCGCCCATGGCGATACCAGCCAGCGTGCCCATGACCAGCGCATCATCCATGCCTTCGAAAACCGGCTTGCCTTGCGCGTAGTTAGACACCAGCTGCTCGACAGCGCTCTGCGGCATCTCTTGGAAGAAACCCTCGACGATACCGCCTTCGATGATCTGACGGCCAAGCGACTTATTAAGCGCCGGGTTGTAGGTGTTGCCACCTGTGATCAGGACATCGATGTCGCTGATGCCAAGGCGTTGTGCAGCCTTGCCGCCGATCTGTGCGATCAGGCCAGTCGCAGCACCGCCAACAACAGATGCCAAAGCCTGCTCGGTCGTCAGGCGGCCCGGTTCAGCGGTCTCGCCAAAGATTGTGATGTTCGGGATCCCGTCGCCTTGACGGGTTTGCTCTGCGATAGAGCCGGCGCTGATGACACCTTCGCCGATGGCGGAGCGAGTCACGGCATTGCCAGCCAGACCACGCAGGGCACCCAGACCGCGGCCAATGGCGCCGCCGCCCAGCATCAGGGGAACGGATTCGCCGATCGTGGTGGCGATAACAGACGGGTTCGACAGGGCGGCCTCGAGCTTGGGCAGGATACCATTGGCTTCGGCCACGTTCTGGTTGGCGTACTGTTGCGCGTCAGAGTAAAAGGTCTCGAGAAATTTCTTCGATGCGTCCGGGTCGTAGCCCAGATAGTCCTGCATCTGCTTGCCGACCCAGCCCTTGGTGACGATGTCAGCGATGCCTACGGCAGCCTCACCGGTGCCGATGATGCCCTTGCCGGCGGTGACGCCGATGTCCTGCAGCGTGCCTGTGAATGTGCGCTCTGGCTGCTTGCCGAGGTTGCGCACAGCCTTGCCGGCCTGAGAGACGTTCTGGTAGTCATCGACAGCAACCGATGCGAAGTCCGGGTTGGCATACATCTGCGCCAGCACAGGATCCTCGGCAGCGTCGCGCTGCATCTGGAATTGCCGCGTCTTGGCAAAAGCGCTGAGGTTATCCCAGTTTTTATCAACGACGTCTGTCGGCACCATCAGGGCCCGGGAGACCCGCTTGACCTCTGCTGCGCGCTCAGGGTTGCCCTTGGCAGCATTCTGAACAGAGATGGTGATGTTCGACTCGAGGTCGTTCTTCCAGCTGTTCAGCAGCGCATCAGATCCTGATGTGTTGGTCGTTCCCGGGGCGGGCTCGCCCGTCAGTTGCTTTTCTTGTTTCCACTGGTTCAACAGATCGTCAGAAGCGGCCATGTCTTATTTCTCAGGGTGGTCGGCAGCCCAGAGCTGGGCAATTGCCTGTTGGGTGACTTTGAATCCTGCTGCACGAAGTTTACCAGCATAAGCCTCGCGATCTTTCGCTGTGACATCCATAAGTTTCACGCGACGACCGTTGACATCGACGTAGGCGCTTTGCAGCTTCTCTGGATCCATCACCGAGGCAGGCTGTTCCTTCGAGAAGAAGCCGAAGAAGCCGCCCGTCTTGACCTTGTCGGTCAGCACGCCGTTGATGATGGTGTCGAGCTCGTCGCCGTCGACCTTGCGCTTGCCGCCCAGCTTGGTGTTCTCGAACTGCACCACACGCTGCTGGACCTCGCGCTGGAATCGAGCGAAGTTTTGCTCTTCGGTCTCGCTGCGCTTTTCGCCGGTAGGAATGATCTTTGCTGTCTGGGCAGCCCACTTAATGCGCTCGTTGTTCGAGACGATCTCGGTGTTCTGGCCTTTCTTGACCTCGCCACGCAGCTGAGACAGCATCTGCACGCCTTGCTGGTAGTGGTCGTCATCGAGCTTGCCGCGGTACTGGTTCGTAAACTGATCGACGGTGAGCTCGGCCTTCTGTTGATCTGGCATCAGCAGGAAGCGGCCCCACGCTGCATCGTTCTGCTTGTACTTGCCGCCGTTGCGCTGGAGATCCATGACGGTCTGCCAGTGGCCGGTGTTCTTGAGGTTCTGCTGCAGAAGCGGATCCATCTGCGACACATCGGCGCCCGGGTGCTGCTGCACCCACTGCGTTGCGGTGTCGAGAATGCCACGGGAGAATTGAGCCTGACCGTTGATCTGCATCTTCCAGTTGGACTCTGCGCGGTTGATCGCAACCTCTCGAGTTTGTTCATCAATCATGCCGTTCTTGGCCATGGCGTCGATGTTCGAGATTTGCTCGTTCAACGTCTTTGGCACAGCACCGATCGAGCCGAGGTTGGCCTGCAGCGCATCGAGGCGAGCATTCCAGCTGTTCTCGTATTGCTTGTACTTGCCCGGGTTTTTCGAGATGAGCTTGGCGTACTCTGCGCGGCGCAGATCGATCAGCTTCTGAGGGTCGCCGTTGGCTTGAGCCACTAGCTTGTTGGCGGTGCTCACGCCTTGGTTTACTGCGGCGTCAAACGCGATGGCGCGCATGTTCTCGGGCAGCTTGTCTGCACCGATGCCGTTCCAGTAGCGCTCTTTGTAGATCTCTGCAGCCTTGGCCGGGGTCAGGTTCTTGACGTCGACGTCCGGGTTTGCCGTGGCGTTGATGCCGAGGTTTGTATTGCCCTTGCCTGCGTCGTCAGCAACAAAGCCGCCCTCGACACCAATGACCCACTTGATCACGCTGTCAGCGTCTGTGCCAATGGCGCCCTTGCCTGAGCCGAGGTTGTCTGCAATGCGACGGCCCTGCTCGCTGGTGTAGCCAGTCTTGAGCGTGCGCGTCAGGTTCTGCTTTACATCTTCGCTGATCAAGCCCTTGGCCGATGCCTCGTCCAGCACTGATTTAGCCTCGGTGTACTTGTTGTTGATCATCAGGTTGGTGACCACGTTGCCGTACACGTTGTTCGTAGTCTTCAGGCGCAGCTGCTCGCGGGCTTCCTTGCCCATGCCGTTGGTCTCTGCGCGAGAGTCGACTTCACCCAGAGCGGTATTGAGGTATTGCTGGAACTGCGGCGTGCCAAAGTTGGCGACTGCCATGTCCGCATACTTCAGCTGACGGGCTTCCGATTCGCTGTTGGTGTAGACACGGATCTGCTCGCCGGCGTGGCGGCTGATGGCAGAGTTAAACGTATTGACGTGGCGTGATACGGCGCGGTCGTATGCTGCCTGCTCTTTCGGATCGCCCAAAGCCTCGCGGCCCTCGGCCACAGCCTTGGCAAAGCGCTCCTGCGCATCAGCAAATTTCTCTTTCGAAACGATGCCTTTGGTCCACAGGTAGCCGTTGTCTTTGTTGTACAGGATGTCCTGCATCTTGCTGACCGTCGCGGTGTCCTGCACCTTGACGTTGGCGTCGCGGATCTCATCGCCGATCTTCTGCATCTGCTGGCCAATGGCCATTGTGGCCTTGCCCATGGCGTCAGCCTGCTTGCCTGCGACATCAGTGATGTTGATGTTGGCAGCATTGACGTTACCGACCTGAGCGGCCGGCGCTTGGAATGTATTGAGCTGAGTCGCTGCCAGCTCCTGTGTCGGGAGATCGTAAGCGGGTACGGTTGGCATGGCTTATTCCTATGTCGATTTCTGCTGCAAGGCAGACAGATAGTCGGCGAACTTCTGGTCGCGGTAAATCGTTTGCATGATCGAGGCGCCGCTGCCTGCAAGGCTGGTGGTGGCGCTCATCCACGGGTTTACCGCATCGGACATGCTGCTGTAGTAGTTCGAGGCAATGCTGGCAGAGCCGGTGTAATACTTGCCTGCCTCTCGAGCGGACTTCGCCGAGACGCGGGCGATCATCGACTGGTTCTCAAAGTTGACCTTCTGGACCCGGGCAGACTCAGCGGCGCGCGTTGCGTTCACGTTGATGGTGATCGCGTCCATTTCCTTCGACAGGTCTGTCGTTGCGATTTCTTCTGCGGCAGAGCCCACGCCGGCCACGATGCCCCGGGCAGCCTGAGAGGCGCGCTGCGATGACTTGATCTTGCCGGCACGCAGTGTCAGCTGTCCGATCTGGCGCTGGCCTGCAAGCATGGTCCACTGCGCCTGATTCTCCATCTGCTTGGCAGTGAGATCCGCCATGTTGGCGTTGAACTCGAGGTTCGCTGCCGACGATTCTGCGTTGATGCCCTGCATGCCCAGCTGAAAGCTCTGGGTGATGCCCTGCATCTGCATCTGGTACTTGGCGGTCTGGGCTTGGTAGTAGGTGCCGACAGCGCTTTGGATAGCGCCGAGAGCCATCAGGTAAGGCGCAGCAGCAGCAAAACCGTTTGAGCCTGCGGCAGCGCCGCCAGAAGCGCCGCCAGATGTCAGCATTGTGTCAGCCATGTGAGCTCCTTTGCGTTGATTCTAGGTCACGCACAAATTTTACGGGTACCTACGATCCGACTGCGATCTCAAGGGTGAGACCGATGATCGTAAGCGGTAGAGGATCTGATTGACGGATGAAGACCTGACCGGAGTCGGCCCAGCTCGGCGTCGTCATCACCATGATCTCCTGAGACTTCAGCGCGGGCGGTGAACCATAAGGCTCGGTTGTCCGTTGCTTGGCCTCGACAAGGTGATCCTCGTCTGGGCCAACAAAGATGCCCGAGCTCTGGTAGACGCGCAGCCATGCCTTGTTGACGTTCTTCATGCGGCCCTGACCGAAGCCAGAATCGATCTGCATGGCCACAGGCAGGGTCTTCAGGTCAGCATCGATCGGCAGGCCTACTGTGACGATGGTCGCCGCACGGTCCAGACTGACAGCGCCAGACGTCACCACGCGCTGAGGATGCACGGCGCCATCAGCTAGGATGTTGACCGTCTTGCCCTCGAGCCAGCTCAACCCGGAGATCGAGTTGCGGGCGAAGCTCCATTTTGTGGAGGCGGTGTTGCGCAGCCCGGCCGGGATCGTCTTGTCCGTGCGCACCGTGGCCACCGTGGTCGAGCTCGTTGAGATAATGCGCAGGCGATACTCGGTGCCGTCCGTGTCTGTCAGGACAATAGCGTCGTTGACGTCAGACGTGCCCGGGTAGGAGAACTTGGCAGCGCTCGAGGTGATGGTCAGGTTTTCGCCCGGGCCCCACGTCGTGCCACCGGATACCGTCATCGTGGTTGATCCGGTATTGATGCCGTCGTAGGTGGCCCCAGAATCGACGAAAAAGGCGTAACGCTGGTCAGTGTATTGCCGGGTCTGAATTCGTTCGATGTAGCGCTTGCTAGACCCGTTGATGGTTCTTTTGACGATTACATAGAGCACGTCTTCCTTGCCTTCGGCCACAACGGTACAGCTTTCGAAGGTGCCGTCAGTGTCGTGCTGATGCCATGCGCCGATTGACTGCTCAGGAACGTAGGTCAGGCCAAGCAGCTTGCCGCTTGTTGAGACCATCCAGATGATCGGAGTCGGGGCCTTGGTGTAAGCCATGTCGACCAGATCGTAGTTGTCGAACAGGTG